TTACCATCGGCAACTGCATCCGCTGTAAGTTGAGGGCCATCAATAAGGCTGTTTGTCCCCGGTGTAGCTGTATTTGCGTTTTTATATTGTATGGTTGACGTTTGTGCAGATGCCGCAGGCCCAACCACTAGGTTGTAGTCAGCGATCCCGTTTCCTGCGGTAGAGATTTGCCCCGCAAAGAAACCGCCACCAAAGGCTGAACCAACAACAGGAACAACAGCAGGCCAAATATTTTGACCCTTGGCTTGCATCTGCTGAGTGACTGTCCACATTCCAGAAAAATTAGGCATATGTTTCCTTAAACCGCAACACGGCGCATAGCTCTAACGCTCCGCGAGGTATATTTACCGTTTCCAAAAAAGTTTCCATCATAAAAAGTTAATAGCCATCCCGCAGATGCGGAATTTTGTGTGCTAGACCAGTAATAAGGATTTGCCGCCGCATTAAATGCTTCTGCTCCTCCTGAAATAAAAGCAGAAACTGAGGTTCTTGCAGGAGTGCCAGCAGTGTAATTACTTCCCCTGCTTGGTACAGCATTTGTATTTGTTCCGGATGAAGTGTTGTTAACTTGGGTAGTTGGTTTAAAGTTGTAATAACAAATTTCTAACTCATTTTTGGCTGGCATATACCAATCAGAATAACCGCCCACACTCAAACCTTCGCAATATTGTGCCGCTGGGTGACTTGCGTTATCCATCACCGCGCTGTTAGCTGGGCCATCAATAACTGAATTTGTTCCGGGAGTATCCGTGCCTGTTGTTTTCCATTGCTTGCTTGTGTTTTGTGCAGAGGCAACAGGGCCAATAACTATGTTGTAGTCTGCTATACCATTACCCGCTGTAGAAATTTGACCCGCAAAGAAGCCTCCTTCAAAAGCCGCGCCAATTGCTGGTAAAGCAGGTGTTATAGAGTTACTTGCCGCGCTTGCTGCACTAGGCCCAAAAGAATTAACAGCAACTACTGTTACTGTAAAAGGAACGGCTGTCAGACCGGTAACAGTAATTGGTGAAGACGCGCCGGATGCAGCAAACAAAACGCCATCCGATGTTCGCTTGGCTATCGCGGTATAACTTGTAATTGCACCACCACCTACATCACTTGGTGCTGTAAACGCAATTGTCAGCGAAGTTGTGGACGAAGTTGTAGCCGTACCAATGGTAGGGGCGTCAGGAACCTTCAGCGGGTTGTACCCCGGCAAAATAATACCAGCTTGATAGCGCATCGACATGGTCAGCCTTTAAGGAATAGCGTCAATTTCTTCCCAGCTACAAGTTACCACAAGATCGTTTGCCACACCAGCCGTTGCCCCGATAGACCTGTCTTCCAGCAGGTAGAACGATGTGGTTTTATCAGTCACGATCAAAGAGGCATCAGCAGGCACAGAAATGGTAGAAGCAATCTGAGTACCTGTACCGCCCAACGCTGCCGCAGAGAATATTTTGATCGTAATGTCAGCCGCAGAAGTTCCGTCTACATTGGCTACAACAATTGAGTTGATCTTAAAGACCTTGCCGCTAGAGGCTGCATTGCTTACTATTGCCGTCGCAAACGGGTCAGCCGTGGACGAAATCAATAAAGTGGATGTGTTGCCGTAGATGTGTGTTACGCCAACAATATTAGGATTTGCCATGATGACTCCTTACAGACCGAAAATTAATGAAAAAGCGATTGCTTGGCCCTTGGTAGCGCCAGTAGCCGCAGGTGCTTGGAAAGTGGGAGCCGAACCTGAATTGGCAGTTAAGACATACCCCGGTGTGCCTGCGGCGGTTGACGTTGGGGCGGCTCCTGCACCACCACCAATTACAACGCCATATTGAGTTAAAGCACCAGATGACGCCCATGCGGATGCGCTAGTAAAGTAAGGCACGCCGCCAGATGTTCCTGCAATGGTAAATGCTGGGGTTGTGGTTGGGTTTGCCACCGTAACAATACCGCCCGTAAACCCAACTGTAGTGACTGATCCTGTACCCGTGCTGGTGGCTACTTTGACGTAGTCAGTGCCGTTGTAGTACACAAAACACTTCTCGCCAACAGCGACAGAGACACCTGTTTGACCAGCAGCCTTAAAAGTTACGGTGCTGCCAGTAGCAGCGTTATCTACCACGTATGTTTTGCTATAACTAGCGCCGCTTGGAGCCGTAATTATTTTGGGGGTTGTTAGCGTGCCGGTTACACGGATCACCATGTACTGAGCTGTAGTCGAAGTTATCGCGTTTCCTGACGAGCTACCTGTGGTGTTAGCCAAAGTAATAGCGCCATCACCTGCAAAAGACAGTGTGCCCGCAATGGCGATGTCAAGGTAGTCAGAAATACCGTAGTTGACTGTGTCGCCCCACGTACCAGAGAGCGTTCCCTGTGTGGGGGTGACTAAGCCTAAAAGAGTCGTCGTTGCTGCCATTTAAGTGCTCCTAAGTCGTTGCAACAGCAGTCCAACCTGCCGTTTGCGTGTTACCGATATTCTGCCAGTTTGCGGTCTGTGTGTCATCTATTACTTCCCAGAAAAATCTTCCTATTTGAGTTTCAGTAATAACCGCTGATTCTGCCCTACTTACGTTGTATGACGTTACTGCCAATTCCTGCGCCGCAATTGTGGCTGTTTCAATGAGATTCGCAACAAACGCAACCGCCGCCTCCTGCGTTGCGACTAAAGCCGCCGTCTCCGCTACGCTCAGTCCTGTGTACGCCGTTGCCGCAGATTCTGCTGTACTTGTTGCAACACTCTCGTTTACCGCGTCATTAAACGCCGTACCCACAATTTCTGTTGTGCTGGTAGCTACCGAATCGCTAACACTGAAAACAAACGTAGCTGCAACCGTCTGATCCTGCGTAATTCCTACGCTTTCATTCACAGCCAAAACAAACGTTGCCGCAACTGTCTGTGTTTCCGCAATCCCTGTCGTATCCGCTACCGCCTCGTTGTACGATGTCAGCGCAGTCTGATCCTGTGTAAATGCAACCGTTTCATCAACTGATACATTTATTGTCAATACAACTGACTGCGACTCCGTAATGGTGTTATACCCACCCCACGCAGCACTACCCCAACCCCCCTCACCCCATGCCGTTTGTCCAGCAAGATTCTCGCTAACCGATACCTGAAAAACTGCACCGCCCGTCTGAGTCTCTGCAATTGCTACAGATTCGTTAACTGAACCTGAAAATATTTGAGATACCGACTGACTCTCGGACAAGGCAGCAGATTCCGTAACGCTATCAGCAAAGGTCTCGCCCCCGCCCCAAGCGTTAGAACCCCAAGCGCCTACGCCCCATCCGACAGCCATGATTAGGTCAATGTGGCAGAGTACGACACAGCAATTGAATCACCGTTTACAACAGATTTAGAACTTGAAAAATCACCGGCAGAAAACAATGTGCCTGTCGTGTTGTCAATTGTTGCGCTGCCACCAATGTTGATGAAACAGCCCGCCACAGTTCCAGTCGATGTAATTGAAAAAGTAGATGCAGAAGACGTAGACTTGACACCTGCTGACGCCGCACTAAATACTGGGGTTTTGCGATTGCCAGTGTACGTAGGGGCGTTGGCTAAACCAACTTCCAACCACGATGCGTGTGACGCTTGTGTATCAGCAGCCACGGCTGTACCCGTGCCTTTAAGCCCCATAACCACTGCGCCAGCGGCGGAGTTACCAAGAATGGTGTCCAAGGTTAGGTTTTTACCCACTGTGGTCACGAGATTTTCAATAGCGTCTTCCCACTTTACATTACCGTCTTTATCGTAACAGACAGCGTGATATGAGCCGTTAATTGTCATGGTATCTTCGGGCTTGGTGTTGTAGCCACAAACCGCTTGGGTATGGTCAGTAGCGTAAATTTTCTCAACAGTCATGATGACTCCTTAATTGGAACTACGAATGAGGGCCGCCGTAGCGGTGTTTGCTGGCATTGTGATTGTAAATGTACCTGTAGATGTTTTGTCAGATCCAAAGTCCAAAACAGCAACGGATTTGTTACCTTGACTGGAGTTATAAATCAACGCACATCGGGCTGTGATAGCCCCTGTCCACGAAATGTTTGGGAAGCCAACATAGGCTGTGTAATCAGAAGTGTTGACTGTAATTGGTGTTAACTGTGCACCGCCAAGCGAATACGTACCCGTAGCTGCCACTTCATCATTTGAACTGTAGACGGTTGTGTCTTCGTTAAGATTAGCGGAAGCTGTGTACAAGGCGATCTTGATGACATCCGTAGTCAAGTCGTGTATGCCTTGATAAAGCTCCGCTTTAAACGATGTGGTTTGAGTTTGAACAATAGACATATTAAGTCACCGCTTGTCTAAATTGCCCAGAACGATAAGCATCTTGACGCTCCATACCATCACCAAGACGTTTAGCTAGTGCAAGTGCTTCTATAAACTTCTGGTTGTACAGCCCCATCATATCAACTTCACCCTTCATATAGGTGTAAGCCTCAACTAACGAACCATACAACAACACCGTGTCAAAGTTATCGCCCAGCCAAGATACACCCGTTGAATTGGTTACAGAGGCGACCGGCACTGAAAAACCAGAACCCGTCCCACCAATATCGGCTGCGGCGGCAGTCAGCGTATTTCCAACTGCGTACTGCAAGCCACCATTTGTAATAGTCACGGCTGTTACTGCGCCACCAGCTACAGTAATTGTCGCCAGCGCACCGCTTCCAGAGCCACCCGTCAAAGGCACATCGAAGTATGTACCCGTTGTGTAAACACTACCGCCAGTAATAGTCCCTAGCGTAGCCACAGGGCTTTGCACAATAGACTCGGGGTAGAAATAATAATGTAACTCCGCGCTATACGACGCATCTGGCGTTGGGCCAAGAATGAAAGTTAGCTCTGCCGCATTATCCGAGCGTGGCCCAAACAAAGCATAGTACTTAGGAAGCCCCGTGTCTGTCGGTAATGGGTACGCTTGACGGATAAAGTTAACGTCTTTGTTTAACAGATATTCATACTCACCATTGGCCTTAATAACAGCCAACGAGTACGTTGCTAGGAAATCTGTAGGGCACTGCAAGTATTTATTACTTGTAGTCATTGCCCCCGTCACGTTTTTGCGAATAGACGGAAACTGAACACTATTGTAAATACGCTGCTCAGCTTGCTCAACGAACACGGGAATATTAGCCACGAAATCTGCTTCCGTGTTCTCCGTGTACGCTTGGATCGCGTTGCTGAGTTCAGTGTAATTCATGCCATCGGGCCTCTACTCATTAAGCCTTTGGTAGCCGCGCCAGTGCCACGCATTTTGATACCAGTTGTCTTGACTTGTTCATCACCAGCAGCTTTGCTGATAGCGCCAATGCTCATGTTGACCGTGTCAGCCTTGCTGTGGTTTGGCTCTTTGCCGGGGGTAGAAGATATACCCACAGCCTTACCAGACATGGTGTGCGGCTTGGCATACACAGCAGCATTGCCAACCTCTTTACCCATTCGTTTGTCGCTGAATTTAGCCATTATCTACCTCGCTGATTTGCAACTTTAGCCATACCACGACCCATACTCAGCATCATCTCGTTGGTCTTGCCGCCTTTGGCTAGCTTTGTCATAGGCTTGCCGGGGTGCAGCTTTTTCTCGTGCTTATGCACTGCGCCAGCAATCATCTTTTTGTCTTGCTTTAAATCTTTTTTGTCCATTTTGAACTCCTAAGTTACGCTCACCGTTACTGTACCAACAAATGTCGTTGCCACCAAGTAGTTTGGTGTCAGCGCTGCATCAAAACTTACCGAACCGCCAACTGGATTCCAACCCCACTGGATGTCTCGTGAACCACCAGTCGAATTGCCTGCTGTGTTTACACCCGCTGTGTAGTAGGTTGTGTCCGTACGTGGATTCCTCAGAGCCTGCGGATCGTCCACTGGGTACATTCCCAACTGCAACTGAGGGTGATCTGGATCCCAACATGGCGGACAAACCAACAAGTTATATTGTTTTGTCTTGATGATCTCGGTCTTCAGAATCTTCAGTTTAAACCGTTGCCCACACCGGTCACACTCAGCAATCGCATTCTTGCCAGAAGCAAACCGATTACTCATTACACCATCCTGCCTTTGGTTTTACCCTTAACAGCACAGCCATCAGCACGGCTAGAAGCGGAAACTTTGCCACCTTTTTTGTAAGTGTCGCCAGCGGCATTACGCCTTTCTTCAGCCATTTGATTGCCCACTTCAAGCCCAGTTTCGCCAAAACTATCTCCCGCAGACTTGACTGCCGACTTTTTAGCGCCCATTAAAACCTTTTTTTGGTCTCTAGCTTGAGCCACTTGCTCCGCTTGTTTTTTTGCGCGGGCCGCTTGTTCGGCTGTTTGCTCAAATGGGTCAATGCCACGATTACGCAACCGTTGTATTAAATCTTTTTCGGCTTGCAAATCTATTGCTTTTGACCCAATCTTGACGTTGGAAATACGCTCGCGAGCAGCCGCATTTTTTGCTGCTTGTCTTCCTGATCCCAGAAAGCCTGATGCAACAGCTTTGCCGGGGCCACCAACCAGATACTCTTCTGGGTATACAGGCTCAATTGCTTGTTCTTCGGGAGTTGGCAAGCGGCGTTTACGAGCCAAATTCTCGTTATGCTTCTCTAATACGCTTTTGTATGGTTCAGCCACCGTTACCTCCCAATGTAGGTTTGACGGGGTACAAGTCTCAAAGCAGCTTTCTCGTGATCTTCGTATGCTGCCAGTTCCCAAGCTTCGTCATACTGCGCCTTCAACATGGGGATACGTTCCATTCCTGTAGGGATCTTCCCAGCGATGTAGTACGACAGGCCAGCCGCCATACAAGGGATAAACCTGAAAGGTACGTCCATGATGTTGACACCGCCGCCTGCGTCTTGGGTACGTCGCAAGCGCCAATATACAAATTGATAAGTCTGTACATTGTCTGGGGTAGGCCAAACGGTGAACGCGGGGACTTGCTGCCAATAGACGGTAGCCGCAGAGGTGTGTGCCGCTGCAATTGTGTTTTGTTGACCACGGAAACAGTTATTCAAAGTCCCAGATACAGCGTTTGTATTCTGCGTGATGTAACTGTAATTGATAATTTCGTTATCAATCTTTACAAACCCAGATGCGGGTAAACCCGTAACATCACTCAACACAATAGATGTACTCGTAGACGTAATTGTTGTAGTTAACGTAGCGGATATAGGACTAGTCTGTCCGTTATAGCGCTGAATCCAAACTTGAATAGGTCTGGCCTGTTGAATTTTGTTGGGGATAGTAGCGTAGGTAGAAACGCTAATTCTAGTGATACTCAGATCAGCCTGAGTTGAGGCTACGTTGCCACCAGTACGGATAACGTGCTCAAGTAAATCAATGGTGTCATCGGGCAATGGGTAGGTGTTTTGTCCTTGAACAAGAGTAATCGTGCCGGTCTCAATAGTCCACAAATTGATGCCACGGTTTGCCCAGTCAGCAAACATGATGTTTAAACTGCGTCTAGCTGTACGCAGGTCATATCCGGTGCGAAGCTCACCACCAGCGCGTTCAAACGCCTCTTCGACCAACTCAGTGAGGTCTAGGTTAAATGATGATGCACCGGAAGTGTTTGCCATTATCTAAATCCTGCCGTTTTCTTTGCCACTTTGGGTGGTTGTTTCACGAATTGCTGCCCTTTAGCTTTGCCAGCACGTTTTGCACGTGTTGTCGCAGCGTACTCAGCAGGGCTAAGACTTTTGATCGCAGCTTTTGGAAGGTATCGCTCACCTGTGTCAGAAGATTTTTTACCACTTTTAGTTGTCCAATCTTGGTTTCCCCAATCCTTTAGGGATTTTTGAGGCTTTTTAATCACGATACCCGCCGCCAGCAGCTTTATAGCGTTTAGCCATCACTTGCGCTTTTCTCGCGCTCCACTGTCCTGCGCCCGTACCTACGATTGCCGCAGCTTTGACGCTGTTGAAAATCCGTTTACGCAACTCTGGCTTGGTGTAATTGCCCGCCTCATTTACCTTTGACTTTACCTTACCACCCTCAGCGTACATGTCCACATCTTGCGGCTTATCCTTGCGGTGAATGACTTTCTTCCCCGGCATCTTCTTGGGGTTCATTGCGCCCATGCCGCGAGAGGACATCATACAAGCCGTCCTTTAGTTTTGCCCTTGGTGGCGCAGCCATCTGCTCGGCGAGAGGCTGTCATACCGCCTTTTTTCATGCCCCTGCCAGCAACGCCGGTAGGATTTGAGACATCTATGTCAACAGGCCCGCTCATATCTTCGTAGTCCTCAGACTTAGTTGCGGTTTTTTTGGGTTTATCTTCGCTGGTCGCAGCCTTTATTCCTTCGACTGCGGCACCTGTACCTGCAACTCGAATCGCCATGCGTTGAGCGGCGCGATCTTCAGCTAATTCAGTAGCCCTTTTTGCGCCGCCTTTTAGCTTGGACGTGTCTCTGGTGAGCTTTCTAATGTCATCAACAATGTTGGCATTGCCCCTAAGAGAAGGCATATTGCTCCACTTTGTGCCCCTAACACTTGCACCGCCACCTCCACCACCGCCTTCAAGGGGGGTTAAATCATCCCCGCGTCTTGGTCTACTTGTAGCCATGATTACACCATCTTCCCGCGAGTTTTGCCTTTGGCACAGCAGCCATCAGCACGGCTAGAAGCTGTCATGCCACCTTTTTTATAGGTGTCGCCCATTGCATTTACACGAGATGCACGGTCTGTTTTAGAAGTTTGTTTAAGCTTTGGCATAGAAATTTGTTCAAGCTTTGGCATAGAAATTTGTTCAAGCTTTGGCCCAATTCTGGAAGCTTCTTTATACGCTTTACGTTCTTTGGTGTACGTTTTAGCCTCCTCTAAATCTTTAGGGGAGATGTTCTCCATGTCTTGCCCGGGGGGAAATTTAGTTGCCATGATTACTCCTTAGCAGGCTTTGCCGCCCATGTTCATCTTGACCATCTTGCCTTTGGTTTTACCCTTGACTTCAACGCCGCCACCTTTAGCCATTTTTTTCATGCCATCTTTGGCAGTGTCCATGCCTTTTTTCATCACAGGTTTGCCCATCTTAGAAGGCATCTCTGACTTGGCTCCAGCTTTTTTCTTAGCTATCATTGCCATAAAACCGGGGTTCATTTTCGTTGCCATAGTTCCACCTTCTTTAAAGAGTTCTGCCTTACCTTGATTGGTTTTAGGCTTGTTGATTACTTGTCGATCAGGGCGAGTCCCAGATCCTTTGCCAAACTTCATGCCTTTGCTGGCCTCACTAAAGTCTTTGCCCACAGACTGCGGGACTCCAACTTTCTTTGCAAACGCTGGGTTATGAGCCACAGCATCCATAAAGGTCTTTTGTTTTTTACTCGTTGCTGGCATCGTCTGCCTTCTTTTTGCGCCACAGTGCGGAAAACTCTTTGCCCGTAGCCATTTCGTAAATGCGCATAACACCAACTACCGCACCGATCAAGCCGAATACAGGAGTAAGTAAATCCAAAAATGTGCCAAGCGTGGTAAATACTGCCACGATGTCTAACATGTTTTTTACGGTGTCTGTTTGCTCAGTCATACAAACCTACCCTTTGTCTTGCCTTTGGTGGCGCAACCGTCTGCACGGCTGGAGGCACTGGAAACTTTACCGCCTTGCGCTTTTTTGATTGGTTTTTTTATCGCCGCCGCTTTTGCTCTCATGTCATCAAATTCAGAATCAAATTCATCTGGCTTCCGCATTTCCTTTTGCTCTGCTGTTGATTGTGCGTTTCTTTGGTCAAAAACGTTTTTTGACACAACTTCATTGTTGTGCACATAAACAGGATTGCCTTCTGCGTCTTTTTTGACTCTAAAAATATCATCCATGCTTTACCTCAACACTTCCATCTTGCTAAAGAAGCCGCCTTGCGAGTAGGCTTGCCTTTTTCATCTTTCATCGGGCCGGGCATACCAGACATACGAGCGCAGAACGAATCCTTACGCTTGCCGCCTTGTGGTTGCGGAGCTTTCAAGTTGCTTCCTGTTGCTGCGTTGTACTTGGCACGGCCTTTGGCAGTTAAACCCGCCCCCTTGGAAACGGGTAACTTTTCACCACGCCCAATCGCAAGGGAGGGAGTCTTCTTAGCCATAAAACACCACTGCGGTAGTACTTGCTGCTACCACAGCAGAAATATTAGTGTTGCACCTAATGCCTTCTCCGGGGAACATCATGTAGATAGAACCCGCAGCCGCTGGCGCAGTGAATGAAAACATAGCTGTGCCGCCTGTCCCATCATTGAGAACAACTGTTCCGCCTGATGGATAGCTAATGGATACACCCTTGATACGGGTTGGGCCAGCAAAAATAGTGGTAGTTGCATTGGCTGCTGCCGCGCCGCTTTTTACGTCTGTTTGCATCATAATCAATCTCCTTTTAAAAAGGGGCCGAAGCCCCCAAGATCAATTAAGCCTGTGAAGGATTAGCAGAGCCGTCGGAGTCGCGAACGATGTACTCAACAGTAACAGTGACTGTACCGGCGGTAGCGTCAGCAGTAGCTGCGGTAAAAGTACCGTAAATGATCGCGTCTGTTGTGCCGATGCTGTCATAAAGACCTGAAGTAGCCGCTGCGATAGTGGCTGGGGAAGTCTGAACCGCCGAAGTACCGGTGTTGACCGAAGCCATGTACAAGTTAGCTGTGCCGCTGCTACCGATAGTAACGCCGCAGTTAGTTGCGCCAGTCAGGGCAACATTAACTTCAAGTCCAAAGCGAAGAATCTTAGCGCCAGCGGGTAACACAAACATTTGTTGTGCTGTGGGACTTGCCAAAATGACG